TTTGATTAGGCAGGGGTTCGAGCAACAGCTGCCCATGACCATCGACCAGTTTATAGCTAGCAGACGCAACGCATCCATGCGTAGTAAGTATACGCAAGCCTATGAGCTCCTCAAATTCACAGGCTGGCGATCAGCGTATGAGATCGTGCACACATTTGTTAAGGCCGAGAAAGTTAAGGATATCTCTGGTAAGTACAAACCACCACGGCTGATACAATTCAGGCATCCGTGCTTTGTTATGTCGCTGGGCAGTCGAATAGCCCGGCAAGAGCACGCGTTTTACAGTCTCAAGGACCACCATGGTTACCCGTGCATCGCAAAGATGCATGACAGTTTCCAGCGTGCAGAGATGTTTGCCGAATTCGTCGACCGGCGTGGGTGGGGCGTGTTTATGATGGACTTTAAAGCATTTGATGCCCACCAAACAACTAAGGTGTTAGAACAGGAGCATAAGCTGATGGCATGGATGAATCATAACGATCGCAAGTTAGCGTGGTTGCTAAAGAAGACGCGGAAGAACACCGCGTACACCGTCTGTGGCACTAAGTACACAGGTGCCGACGGTAGAATGTCCGGTGAATTCACGACTGGATATGGCAACAGCTTGAACGCGCTGACCATATTGCGAGACATGTGTACGCGTTGGGGCATACCTGAACAGCACTATAAGATATACCTCGACGGTGATGATGCTAATATATTCATGAATAATGAATATAAGCCTTACATTGACATGAGCATTGTCACGGATTACGGCCAGGAGGCTACCTATGGTTATGCCACAACCATGGATGACGTTGAGTTCTGTCAGTGCAAACCGATTTGGGACGGGACGACGTGGCGCATGATCAGGGACCCAATGCGGATCCTGGAGCGCAGTAGATATTCCGTTAATACGTTCAGTGGTAAGGGTTGGAAGAGGTTAATGTATAGCATCGCGAAGTGTGAACTCAGTTTGAACGCTGGCATACCGATCGTGCAAGCGTGGTTCAGTAGGGTCTTAGAGCTTGTTGGCCAACAGGATCTTTTAGGCCCGCGCGCATATGAGCGGCTTCATCGTATGTTTGAGTCAGAGTGGCTCAATGAGAGGCCGGTGACCGAGGCTGCGCGTTTGTCCTTTGCGCTGGCGTTTGGTATCGATCAACAGACGCAGCGTATGATCGAACAACGTGTGTCTAAGTTAACATGGGATGTAGACGACCTCGTTTACCACTTGGACCACGATAGAGTAGAACACTTCTGTTACGACTCACCTAGACAAGATGCCCAGGGCAACACGACGGACTAAAAAGTCAACGCCGCGACGCGGCAAACCAACCCAACGGAGACCGAATCGGAAACGAACGACAATGAGACGAGCACCACGGAATCGCCAACGGCCGAGTGGCCGTACAACGCAAGGCGCCTCTTGCGTTGGCTAGGACAGTTAGGGGCACGGGGCGAATGCGCACAACGTTCGCCTTTAAGGAACTGCTTGGAACAGTAAGCGTAGATTTCAAGCAGGAACCTGGGGTGTTGCTGAAGCAAGACCTCAGCCCATCATTGATGGTAGGAACCAAACTTGCGCACGAGAGTAGCTTGTGGTCGCAGTATAGGTTTAGGAAGTGCA